TGGCAATGGCGGCTGCCAGATAACAGAGCCGCACTTCAGCAGCATCCGCATGGGAGACAAGTCTTGAAGTTACCTCCTGCACAGCAGTCATCAGCAGGGGAAGATGTTTTTTTACGTCCTCCTCACCAGAAAAAAGAGAAAACAGTGAGCCAATCATCTGCAAATTCATGTGTTATACCTCCTGTCTGAATTCCGGAAAATGCTGTTTTCAGCAGCAAAAGGCATCCATTGTACCCATATCCTCACACAGAAGCTGCACCTCCGGTGTTCCGTGCTGTTCGGTAAGAAGCTCCTGCTTGAAGTGTAAAAGCTCCTGTAAATTCATTTTGTCCGCTGCTGTGCACAGTGCCTTTGAAACAGCACCGCTCTGCTTACGTCCGCAAAGCTGCAAAACCTCTGTGCGCATCTGCTTTTCCACCTCACCCAACAGTGCCTCCTGCTGTGCATACTGCTGTTCTCTGTCCATAGTCTGTTCCTCCTTTGAAAAATGCTTTGTCACACCGGCATTTCTCTGTGCCGGTACTGCCACAAAGCTCCATTCATAAGCATCGGTGATGCTGTCGAGTATTGTGTGACAGTTCTTATCCCCGTAGGTTCTCCCCGGTACATGACCGCAGGCAGTAACCTGTCTGTCCGCACCGCAGACAGAGCAGATACGCTTTGCGGCACTGCATGAAACACTGACTTCCTTTTTGATACCGCCCTCAATTTCCCGTATGAGATCCGCATTTGAGTCCGTGCGTATCATATAGGCATGGGCTTTGAGAGCGACGTAATCCCTGCCGTCCCGTGTCCGCAGTCCCGGCTCCTGTACAAGTTCCGTGTCATAAATTCTGGCGGTCTGACCGCCGGATTTCAGATTGTGATCAAAAATACCTGTTTTTCCGATAAAAAGCGACTGCATTTCCTTCAGTGCCGTTTCGGAAAAGCATTCCATATCTCTGTCAATCTCATTGTCGCAAAGAATCACATCAAAGAGGTAAACCTCCTGTGCCGTATGCTCCCTGCGTGTAAATTGGTTAAGCTTTTCGAGCTGATCCATTCTTTTCTCCTTCTTTCCCCTGCTCCTCCGACGATGTCAGCGTTTCAGACGTACCCTCAGGGACACAGCTCCCTGTCGGGTCACGTCTGAAAAGCCGGAAATCAGGACAGTGCCAGCATTTTCACAGCATCCTCCATCAGTGTGCGGAAACCGATGTTGACAGAAATGCCGATACAATCCATCTGACGGTCAATGAGCTTGTCCGTTTCAAGCACTACATCCGAGCTCTGGATCTGTTCGAGAGCAAAATCCGTGTCAATGCCTAAAATCGTACCGTCATCAAGCTGTGGGCAGTTAATCAGCTTAGTACCGAATGGCAGACGTATCTCCGTCACGTTCTCAGAAGAAGCCTCAAGCATTTGATCCATTACTAAAATTCTGGACATTACCGCCGGAGAAGCCAGCATTGCTTTCATGTTGAAGCTTCCGAACTGACCGTAAAGAGCAGCCAGATCGCTGTAAGCAAGTGCATTGCCGGAAAGCGTCAGTTTACCGGAGGATGCAGAGCTTTTCAGGACGGTAATGCCTGCATTGACAATACTGTCTGCAAGCTGTCTGCCGACTCTGCGAAGCATGAGAGCAAATACATCCAGTCGCTGCTGACGTACAGCCTCATAGGAAGCCTTCACCGTTCTGCCATACTTGGAAAGTGTCACCACACCGCTGCTTTCCATAATGGAGGAGGACGGAAGCTCTGCACCTGCCTCAGTTGTCGTATAAGCGGCAGTGTCCGTCAGTTCACATCCCTGATAGCGGTTCGATTCACAGCGTGAAACAACAGCCACCACATCGGAGAGTACAGCATCCTCCATGCCCTGTACCACCGCACGGCGGACAAATTCAGGGAACAGTACAGCACTTTCCGTTGTGGTGAAGAACTTCTCCACCCTGTCACAGAAAGGACCGCTGACACGGATATCAAATCGCTTGAGCTGACGTTCGTAGGCATCCAGTCTGCTCAGAGGTGTCTGGGCATACTGTGAAGCAGGATCAGCCTCCTCCAGTGCCTGCAAGAAGCTCTTGCCGGACAGATGATACATACCCTTTTCCAGTTTTACATCATTATACATATTTGTACCTCCTGTTTAAAAATACAGTATTCAGCAGCTCTGTGTGCTGAGATTTTCCTCAATTGCCGCCGCCTGTGCATTGTGCAGTCTTGCGAGGGCAAGCTCGGTTTCGTCCTGAAGATTGATATTGTCCCATACCACACGGACACCCGTGTGGCAGCCCCGAAGCTGCAAATACATATCTGCAATTCTGGAAATGACCGGTTCTAAAATGCGCCGGTAATATTCCAGCTCCGAAGTCAGAATATCTGCCTGCTGTGCGGACATCCGTTCCGTGGAGGACCAGTTCAGTCCCAGCAGAAAGGGAGGGATGGAGAGCTTTGAAAGAAGCTGCTCAAGAATCTGACGGACAGGAATTTCCGTGTCCGGCATCTGCCCCTCCGACCCGATGACCTTGATGTCCACATCCCCCACGGATACAAAGTCACGGATTTCGCCCCGATGAGCCGCCTGCATTCCCTCCGACCATTCCTTGGCAATCAGTCTGGCTCTGTCACCTGCATATGCCATTTCTGCCGGATCATTGGAAGGGCGGTAGGTCACAGCGTACCGTATATTGCCGGCTCTGTCAAAATTCTGCCCCACGCATTCGTAAATGCGAAGAAGAATTTCCGCAAAAACAGGCATACCCTGTAAAAGGGAAACGCCGTAAACGCCGCCGTCAGGCGGCTTGAGGGCAGAAAAGAGAATCCGTTCCGGATGGGGCAGCAGAATTTCCCCGTCTCCCCGACGCAGGACATACTGCCGTTCCATGGGTGAGCTGCCGGAACGCACCCCCACATCCGTAATGCGCCCATTCCACAGACCGGCAACATAGCCTCCCCGATTGTCAAGAACAATTTCTCCCACGGCATTGCCGTATACCAGCAGACTATCAAGAAAGCTGTCCACAAAGCTGTAGATTGACTGTCCCGTCAGACCTACCGGCACCACTCTGAGGAATTCGTCCAGTTCCTTCTGCATCCGGTTATCGGCGCATTCAATCCGGAAAGTGCCGATCAGACGTACCAGCTTGGAAATTGCAGCATCCACAAGCGGAACAGTCCGCCGGACCTTTTCAAACAGCTCATAGGTGTAAAGCTGCACAGGAAATTCCGTATTGCAGTGCAGTCCCTGTGCCGTCTGCACCGCTGCCGCAAGCTGCGGTTCTTTTTTTCTTCTGAATCTCATTTTTACTCCTTACTTAACCTTCCGGATACTGCGGCATGGACATTGCCACGACTTCTTCACGTTTTCCGCACAGCACCGTGCTGACGAAATACCGCATATCATCCATAGCGTGATCATGCTCTTTTTTCGGTACATCCCCCGCACTGTTTTCATTCCAGCAGTATTGTGAAAATTCCCTGAGAATATCCTCACAACCGCTGCAAATGCGGATTTTTCCCTTCTGTAGGGCATCACTTACAAGCCTGATACCTGCCAGCACATCATTGCGAGCCTTCATGACCCGAAATTTTCCGTGGGATACAATGCAGGCAATAAAGCTTGCCGCCGACGGATCAACCACAACACACTCCACCGGCAGATCACCTGCCAGCACCGCAAGTCCGGCATAATGCTGTTCATCCGTGCGTGAAACACCCTCCCGCCTTGCCGCATAGTAGTATTCCTTCAGCCGGTACCAGATACCCCCGCACTCTCCCCAAAGACCCATGGAGGTAGGATTGACAGTGCCGTAATCGCAGGAAATCACATATCTTGTACATGACTCCGGTGCATCGGCAATATGCCTGTGTCTGTCGAACATGGGATACACCAGTCCCTGGGACACCGTCCATTTCCCCAATACGAACCTGTCATAGAATACACCCCCGTACATCCGGCGGTAGCGTTCCTTGACAGTATCCGGAAGTGAAGGATTATCATCCATGGTAAAATGCAGATAGAGCACCCGCTTTTCCTCAGCTTTGAGAATCCATTCCCGATAGAACCAGTGATAAGGATGCTCCGGATTGCAGTTGAACCAGAGCTTGGCACCATTTACCGAACACCTTGCCAGTGCCTGCTCCACAAAAGAGCGGGGCATAAGTGCCGTCTCATCAAAGAGTACACCGCAAAGCGTCATACCCTGAATCAGTGCCGCCGAGCTTTCATCCCTGCCGCCAAAAAGATAGAACCGGTTTGTGTGTCCCCATGCCGTAACATCAAGGTAATGCTTACTTGCACAGAACACACAAAAAAAGCCCATATCCTCAAGCACCTGTAAAAGCGGACGTACCAGATTGCGTTCCAGTGCCGTGATGGTTTTGCCGCACATGGCGAAGCTGCTCCGGCTGAAGGATGCCATCGCCCAGAAAGCAAAGCCCATGGACATAGAAAGTGTTTTTCCACTGCGGACAGCACCATCGCAGATGACAGCATCCCTGTTTCCGTATTCCGGCATACTCCACCATCGCATAGCAAGCATCTGCTTTGGGGAAAAGCAGCTAAACTGCATTGTCCGCCTCCCCGTTTTCGCCGGTCAGTGCAGCCAGCAGACTTTCCGCAGCAGCACTGCTCTGTCCGGCGTGTGCATAATCGTACAGGCGTTCGAGAGCTTTCTGCCGATCGAAGAACTGCACCTCCATACCGCCGCCCTTGACCTTTTTGACACCGGAAACATTGAAAAGATTCATTTTCATAAGCACCTCCGGCGGCGGAGATTCATCGGCAAAGACCAGTCTCACAGCATCATTGACCTTGCCGAAGGCAAGCTTTTTCAGCCCGTCAACCACAAGCTCCGTATCGTTTTTTTTCAAGCGAAATCCCCTCCTTTCACAGCAGCCGAAAAAACAGGAAAAGTTGTACGCTGCCGTACAACTTTTCCTGAAAAATATTTAAGGCAACACCGCACAAAGACCGCCTGACGGCTTTGCTGCACATCTGCCCCCATATTTTCCGTCATATTAGTCAAAAACTCCTTGACTTACGCCAGTAAGCCTGCGTCGTTTTTAGCCAATCTGACGAAAAATCTGACTTCGCATCTGTACAACAATCTTTGTGCGGTATCGCCTTAAGGCAACACCGCACAAATACCGCACAAAGAACATCTGACAATTTTGCACTTCATTTTTCTTAATTTCCTCCCATACATCCGTCCGCCGCCGCTGCCAGCATATTCCATGTCTTTCTGTCCACATTGCCCGTGACGGGCAGAACGGACATTTTCTGGAAAATCTGCACAGCCTGCAAGGTTTCAAGCTCATAGCTTCCCGTCACTGCAACAGGCGGCAGATTATGATATTTTTCCGCCAGAGAATGCAGGATTGACTGAATCACCAGCACGGAGAAGCCGGCATTTCCGGCAGAAATCACCTGTCCGCCCTCTTTGGGAAAAACCGTCAGCGGCTGCGCCGGAGTATCCACAAAAGCTTTGTACACCAGTACAATCTTGTTCCATGTAGCCGTGTTCACTTCTCCCGTTTCTGTCAGACCGTAGCTGAGCTGGAAATCCTTCACAGCCGCAACTGTTTCCGGACCATAAATGCCATCCGGAATAATTCTTGGAATATTGGGATTGTAATACGAAATGCCGTGCAGATACCCCTGTAGCTCCACAATATGAGCCCTGCGCTGTGACTGTGTATATGGCATAAGCGTCCTCCTGTCATGTTTGCACCGCCGTATGTGAGGCGGATTACTCTGCGGTGATTGTGTATCCCGGAGCCTGATAGGGGCGTTTCTCCATACCAAACCGCAGATCCGAATACAGTCCTGCAATGCCGTCCCATGTGGCTGCCCCTGCCACACCGTTTTCCGGCAGTCCCGCATAACGCTGGAATGCCTGCACTGCCGCTTTGGTAAGAGGTCCAAAATAGCCGGTATTCTTTACAGCCGGAATTTCCGGAATACTTTCGTGGATATAGCTCAGATATTCCTGTAGGATTCTTACATATTCACTGGTAACCCCCTCCCTCAGAATGGTTCCCG